CATACTAATATCGATTTTATTCGCTATCATCAGTACGAATATGAATATACCTCCCGATCAAATCATGTTTATGTCGGCAATTATCGTTGCCGGAGGATTAGCCGGAGGTGACAAATGAACCATAAACCAACAAACGAATTCACAGAAGACGAAAAGAACCGGATGAACACGGTTGCCGTAAACTATATCCTTGCTCAGTCAGACGGATTTCAGCTTTGATATGCACAGGCAGTGAGTGATTTTACCGCAAACATCATTGACTACTGGAAAGGCTCCGATGACGAGCCACAGCAGAGCGTACTTGATGCCATTGTAGATTTAGGCATTGAACTGGAGAGACGTAAGGCAAGAGCGGTCAAAAACAAAGATGAAGCAATCAAAGCAGGATATGAGCAGTATTATAACTGGCAGTACAAACACAAGGAAGATTCTTTCGGGACGGTTGTGAATCTGTACACAAAGGCAGATGCACAAGAGGAGAAAAAACATGATAACGATTGAAGACGATGATCTGCCTATTGTGGCGGCTAAGAAAATCATTACGGGAACAAAACCATACAATCTTACTCCGCTCAAGAAAGAGGCATATGAAGCGGTGTACGGAAAAGGTAGTGTTTGCAATTCTGTAGATATGTTCGATCTGGACGAGATAAAGGAAATTGCCGATTACTTAATGGCATTTTACAACAATCATGTATTGAAAGGAGAATAAATGGGACTGTTTACATGGATATTGTTCTGTTGGATATTCATCAAACTTGATGCGCCTATTTTGTGCTACGTACTCAGCGGGATCAGTGTTGGGCTGCATTTTATCGCAGTAACAAATAAATAGAAAGAGGTATAAGAATGATTAAACTTAAAAACGGTACACTGGAAATCGAAGGTTCAAAGTCTCAGATTAAAGCGGAACTGATAGGTATCATGCATGAGATGATGGAAGAAAAAATGCTGACAGAAGAAGAACTGCGGCATTGTATCGAGATGGCGAAGATGTCAGAGAAAGATATATCAGAGAAGGTAGCGGATGCGTTTATTGACCTTCTAAAAAAAGTTTTTGGCGATACGGAGGAAAAGAATGATTGAAGTTTGCCTTATTATCATAGCTTTTTCCGAACTTGTCAGAGTGATCTTTCTGGCTTTCGATGTTGCCCGTATAAGGCATGATTCACAGGCAAAGGATAATCTGTATGCAGAGTTTATCAAGAGCATTAGATCGAGCGATAAGGAATTTGTAAAGGAACTGCTGAAACAGTTTGAGGAGGAACATAAAGAAGTGGATGAGCATGATTGCGATACCTGCCGTTACAGTGGTGAATCATATGAGTGCGAACCGTGTATTTCATGCAATGACGGCGGAAAATGGGAAGTAAACAGAGGTGATGAACAAGAATGAACGGGGTAATAATACTGTCGGTATTTCTTGTAATCCTTTTGGTGATCGTGTTGTGGATCATTGAAAAATAAGTGGCACTTGTTGACAAAAAGAGAGGTTAGTATATGGCACGAATGATAGTTGATTTTGTCGGCGTGGTGGCGATTTTCTTAATGGGCGTGGTCGGCGGTATTATATCGGTCGAGTTATGTTAGGATGATGAAGAAGAAGGAGATAAGCATGATTGAGATTGATGTTCGGAAACTCGTTGACAATGTACAGTTACCTACCAGAGGTAGCAGAGAAGCCGCAGGACGGGATATCTATTCTTTGGAAGATGCGGTAATCAAGCCCGATGAGGTGCATATCTTCAGAACGGGTTTTGCTATGGCAATTCCACAGGGATATTTCGGTGCGGTCTATTCCAGATCGGGTATGTCAACAAAGAGAGGACTCACAGTATCAACGGGCGTATCCGTAATTGACAGTGACTACAGAGGTGAACTGTTTGTCGGACTGCGGAACGAATCGAAGGAAGATCAGAAAATCTACAAGGGAGATAAGATCGCACAGCTTGTGATTCAGGAATACGCAGAAACGCAATTCAGAGAGGTGGAGAAACTTCCCAAAACAGAGCGTGGTGCGGGCCGATTCGGTTCGACAGGCAGGTGACATAATGAAATATCAAGTAATAGAGAAAGACAGCCTTTTGAACGGTGACGGTGTACGTGCGGTGTTGTGGGTATCGGGATGCTCACATCACTGCAAAAACTGCCAGAATCCGAAGACATGGGACCCTGAGAGCGGCGATATATTTGATGAGACTGCCGAAAAAGAGTTATTCAGTCTGATTGATGAGGACTATTGCACAGGGCTTACACTCAGCGGCGGTGATCCGATGTATCCCACAAACAGGATAGCAATATACAATCTGCTCCGTGATTTCCGCTTTCGGTACGGTATTTCAAAGACTGTATGGATGTATACGGGGTACAAATTCGAAGAAGTCAAAGACGATAAGATACTTGAATACATCGATGTTCTTGTAGACGGTGAATACATCGAAGAACAGCGAAACACAGACCGACAGTGGGTAGGCAGTGAGAACCAGATCATTTGGAGAAAAAAAGACGGTAAATGGGTTCCTGATGCACCTGCCTATACCTATGACAAGGAAGTACAGGAGATGAGCGGTTGTGATTGTCAAGGAATGTAGAACGTGTATCCATTATGAGGATGGATTATGTACCAGGATAGGACATTTTATAAATGAATGTAATAATTGCAAAAAATGGAAAGGAAAAACAATGGAAGAAATCGTAACAAAAGATGATCCTGTTAACCACCCGTCACATTATACCTCAGGAAAAATTGAGGTAATTGATTATATCGAGGATCAGGGTTTTAACTTCAATCTTGGTAATGCGGTTAAGTATATCAGCAGAGCGGGCAAGAAGGACCCGACAAAGGTCGTAGAGGATTTGCAGAAAGCTATATTTTACATCAACCGTGAGATCAAGCGTCTGGGGTAAATCGTATGAATAAGATGGCTGAGTATACAAGGGGCCGTATGGATGGCCTTGATCTGGCCATCAGAATCGTCAAGCGTGACGGTATAGAGGGATTGGAGAAAGAAATCGAATTTAGAGGAAAGACAGGTATCCATCTGGGTATCAGTAAAAAAGAGGTTGAACAGTCTGTAGAGGACATCAAGACGAAAATTCTCACGCTGTTCATGATCCTTACAGTTGCCGCATTGCACGATACTTACGGATTCGGAGCGAAAAGAGCGGGACGAGTTCTTGACAAGTTAGAAGAGGGCGCAATGCTGATAAGTAATGATCTGGCAACGTGGGATGATTACATCGAAGCGATAAAAGAGCAAACAGGAATGAAGATAGAGGTAGAATGGGCAAAATAAAACATATGAAAAGGAATAAGCCAAAAAAGTTTTTGATTATTTATGACTGTGATTCTTTTGATATTCCATCGGCAGAAATCATAGCAAGTGATACTGTGAGACATGTTTTTATGCGATTGCCGGAGAAAAAAGTAGTAACAATTGAATACTACAATGAATCTACGGGAAGAATAATGAGCAAAAACGAATACTATGAAAAAGAATTTTGCGCATACAGACGTATGGTCGAGATCATGAATGCGTTAGGGTGCGCAACAGATTATTATAACAAAAATGATAGCTTAGTAACAGAAAACGAGTTTATTAGCAGAAAGGATGAACGCTGAATCCCTGTAGACAGGGTTACACAGATGCAAGTCTGTGATGTAAAAGCAACAAATCAAAAAGCTGAGCGGTTCTCCCCACTCTCGGGACGGCGAAATTTGAAATAGCAATCTAGCCGTCCCGATGCATAGGTAAAGACTAACGGTCAGAGGTAATAACTCCCGTTCAGAGGACAGAATACATGATGTTTTCCATGCTATGCGGTATGCGTAGTGTGGTAGCGTGACACTTGAGGAACAAGTAAAACCTTTTTTGGAGTTTTTAAAGGATCGTTTTAGTGCCAAGATCGAGCCGGAACGATACTATTTATCGTACTCAGGAGGAAAAGATAGCCATTTTTTGTGGTGGTTCATCAAAGAATACCTCAAAGATGAGCGGATAGAGATAGTAGGCGTGAATACGTCTTTTGAGATACCCGAAATCAGAGACAGGATCATACGGAATTCCGATATTGTTCTGCATCCGTCAATGAACAGGTGGGAAATCAAAGAACAGTATGGAATTCCGTGTTATTCCAAGCAACAGGATGAATATATATACAGATATCAGCATGGAAGCAGATCAGACAACACAATGAGGGCGGTTCTGGGAAAAAATGCGGTGTTTAACCTCAATAAAAGCGCAAGAAAGAGACTTTTAGACGGGGATTTGCACAAAATATCCAATAAATGCTGTCTTTTCAACAAGGAAAAACCTATGATGCAGTACGCAAAGGAAGCGGGCAAACGGGCTATAATGGGTGTAAGGCAGTCGGAGTCCATGACCAGACGGGCAAAATATAACACTTGTCTCCGAAAGAACGGGGATTTCAGCCCTATCTATGACTTTTCCGATGATCTGATAGATGCGATATATAAAGCGTATGATATAGATATACCCAAGTGCTACAATTATGTGACAAGAACAGGATGTGCGGGCTGTCCGTATGGCAGAAACTGCGAGAAAGAATTAGCTTTACTTCCGGATCTTCAGAGAAAAGCGGCGGTGAAGTATTTTTGTGAGTCCTATGATGTGAAGGGTATAGACTATCAGAATATACAAAATGTAATGATGATCTAAAAAAAGAGGCGGTTTTTATACCGTCTCTTTGTCTGTTTTAAGGGCTTTTTTGATGCGCTCTATAACTTCGTCATCTGACCCGCCTAAATGCAATTTACGGCCTATTACATAAGGTTTAGAGGCCGCCAAACGTTTTAAAAACAGTGCGCTTGCCCGCCCTGTAGCAATGTACCATTTGAGCGGTGAAATCTCACGCTGAGCGGCATCAACGCCGTATTTGGTCATGAGATATTTTTCTATCTGCCATAAGCAATTGTCTATTGTGTCATAACCCATTTGTAAAACCTCCCTTGTTAAGCTGTGGGCGACTTATATGCCGCCCGTATGGTTTTATCTGTCTATGCTGTAAATATCCCTTGTTACCCAGTCCATGCTATCTGTGAGGGCATTTATAGCCGCTTTGAGGGCTCTTATTTGCTCTTTTACGGTGTCGACCTTCTGCATATTGGTTTCGATGGTTGCGGCCTCTTTGAGAAGGGCTGAGCGGCGTTCACGGGCTGATTCTATAAACAGATCGGCAGGTATCCTTTTACCTCCCTTTAGGTCCTCTTGTTTGATCCTCGCAAGCGTGTAATATCGCCCGTGATCCAGAAAGTGTACTGTTATACCATAGGGCTTGTTTTCTACCCAGATATGCCGATTTATGCGCTCCTGTAAAGCCTTTTGAAGTCTTACATTGAATACCTTGTTATCGAAGTCATTAAAGACGGCCCGCAAACCCTGATACATTCCCGCACACTCTCTTAATATGTCTATCTCTCTTTGTGCGGCTTTGTCCTGTTCTTCTCTACTGTAATATCTCATTGTTATACCTCCCTTTAGAAAAGGCCCTTTTCAGGGCCTTTATCTTTGTTATGCGATTTTCTTTGTATCCTCTTTTCCGGTTCCCATGTTCTGCGATCCCCATTTGTTTCTGAGGCCGTCCATGTTGTAATGACCTTTGCGGCGGCTTTTCTTTTCGGCCCCATTGTAGTACCATGCCTTTTTCGATTTCGACCAAAAGAAGTGTAATTCTTTCAGGGCTTCTTTGTGAGCCATTGTGTTACCGGTACACCATACCCATGAACCGATGATTTCGACTGTTACGCCTTCCATCTTCAGAAGGCGTTCAACCATATCATCGAATTCTTTCAGGCTTTCGGTGGTTTCCTGTTCTGCTTTGTAGGTGTCCCCGTCTGCTTTTCTGTGAATATTTTTCAGACGGTTGAAAACCTCTGTGTATTCATTCATCATAGCTTTGAATTCTTCAGCGTTTCCGCCGTTATCCGGGTGAAGCTGTTTCACAAGTTTCTTGAAAAGTTCTTTTACGTCCTCTATAGATTTACATCTGTTGTAATACATAATTTATACCTCCTATGTGGTGCGCTCTGTATTCTTGATCTATGAATAATAGAGCGCACTACATAAAGAATGTCAAGGGGTTTTTAAAAAAAAAGTTGAAAAAATTTCATGTTAGCTTTATATGCTGAGATCATCAAAAAAGCGGGCCTGTTATAGCCCGCTGAGAAGTTCTTTCTTTATCCTATCAAACGCGATCTTTGTGACGCTGCAATTATTCCAGGTACCGTTGCAGAACGTTACAACGCCGTTCGTGAAGTCCTCCGGTGTATCCCAGTAAAGGCTTTTATTGCCGTCAATATGCATAGCGAAACTTTTGTCTTTCTTTAATGCTCTGAATGCTTTTCTGAGATCGTCAATATCTGCATATTCTTTGTCAGCTGTGATCTGCTTAAAACTTCCAAAAAAATCATATCCATCATAAATAACCCTTAATGTCATAGTGCCTGACCTCCTGTATTTGATACTTGATAATATAGCGCATTATATATAATAAGTCAAGACTTTACATGAAAGTAAATCAAGTTTACTATGTTACGGCGTTCCTTCCATATATGCCACGTAAAGCGGCCCACAAGATCACCAGCGGTTAAAATGTCCGATGATCCGCACAAAATCATTCTGAGGGCATTATACAAGGCTTGGCGGCGTGATCTGTCAGAAGATCAAGACAAAAAAGATGTAGCGCACTTTTGAAAGATGTGATATAATACGCTATAGAAAGGAGGCATGTAGTATGTATAATGAGACATCCAGAAAAGCAACGGTCAAATATCTTGCGAAATTAAAGGAGATCAGATTCAGAGTAAAGCCTGAGGAATACGAAAAAATGCAAAAAGCGGCGAAAATGCAAGGATATGAGAGCATGAGGCAGTTTTTTCTTGCGGCAATCAATGAGAAGATGTATAATAAAGATGTGGAAGACAAATCCGCAAAATAACCCAATATTGGGAAATGGGTGAACAGCATGAGAGCTACACGTAGTCTGGTAGGTGGATATAACAGAGGACGTACAGGAAGTAGAAATTTCCCGTCATCCAGAGGATATAACACCGGCAGGGCAAGCTCAGGTAGAGGCGGTTCCGGCGGTTCCGGCGGCTGAGTGATGTCTTCATTAAGCATGGATAGGGATTGCAACCCGAAAGCGATTTGCCTTGATCGTTTCCATGCTTTTTTTTGTTTCAAGGTAATTACGAAAGGCGGTAAACATGGAAAAATGGAAGAGGAAAGTTGATGCAGATAGAAACAGTTGATATTGAGAGCTTAAAGCCATACGAGAAGAACGCAAAGCAACACCCGAAAGAACAAATAGAGCAGATCAAAAAAAGCATTGAAATGTATGGCAACAATGACCCTATTGCCGTATGGGGAGATGAAAACATCATAATCGAAGGTCACGGCAGACTGATTGCCATGAAGGAACTCGGATTCACAAAAGCGGAAATCATACGTCTCGACCACCTAACAGACAAAGAGCGCAGGGAATATACTCTCGTCCATAACCAGTTGACCATGAATACAGATTGGGACTTTGAAAAACTGAGAGAGGAATTGGATAATCTCGACTTCGGTGATTTCGATTTTGGATTCGACCATGACCTTGACGAACCTTTAGAAGACGAAAAAGAAATCGAAGAGGACGAGGTTCCCGAAAAAGCAGAGACGCGGTGCAAACTCGGTGATTTGTGGCAACTTGGAGAACACCGCTTAATTTGTGGAGATTCTACGGATTCTGCGGTTATTGATAGGCTTATGGATGGGGTAAAGGCTGATATGGTCTTCTGCGATGCTCCATATGGTTACAAGTACGAAAGTAACCATCAAGACAAATATGAAATGTTGCAGAATGATGATAAGATTTTAGACTTTATTCCTGCGATATGGGGAGCAATGAAAGATAATTGCCCTGTATATGAGTTTTGCGGTTGGCAATCTTTGAAACAATGGCTTGAATATTTTGAAAATACAAGCCTTGATTTGAAGAATGTGATTATTTGGAAAAAGAATAACTGGAGTATGGGAGACTTAAAAGGAGCATACGCAGGGCAGTATGAAGTTATCCTATACTTGAATAAGGGTAGGGTGGAATTGAATGGTGCAAGAGATACGGATATATGGGAATTTGACCGAGAACCACCTAAAATGCACCCGACAATGAAACCTATTGAATTGATTGCATATGCCTTGAACAAGTCAAGTAAAAAAGGTGATGTTGTTTTGGATTGTTTTGGCGGTAGTGGTAGCACACTAATAGCCTGTGAACAGTTAAACAGAAAATGCTATATGTCAGAACTTGATTCCAAATATGTTTCCGTCATCGTAAACAGGTGGTTAAATTTTACAGGCAGAAAAGATGAAATATTCTGCATCCGTGACGGTCAGAAACTTACTTATGACGAGGTGTTTGGTGAATAAAAACTATTGTGTTTACGAGCATATTTTTCCGAATGGCAAAAAATACATTGGTATTTCATGCGATGCAGAAAAGCGATGGAGAAACGGTAAGGGTTACGAAACTCAGCCTAAAATCGCAAGGGCTATAAACAAGTACGGGTGGGAGAATGTAACACATAATATCATTATTGACGGCATATCGAAAGAGCAAGCAGAAACGCTTGAAAGATATTTGATTGCGGAATTAAAAACGATTGACCATGGTTACAATACTTCCACGGGCGGTGATTGTATAGTTGCTTATTATCTCAATGATTATACGCTTGCTATGCTCAATTACGCTCAAAAGAATTATGAGCCTAATTACATATGTCCTGTATTGTTTAATGGTGGCGAAAAGATAGGAATGCCAGAGATTATAGCAAATGGAAAAACGGACAAGGAAATAGCTGATTTTTTCAATGAAGCTACAAGAGCCGTAACCATGAAACACAGGAATTATAGTGCAACAAGCGAGGATGATGTGTTTGCTTATTTCTTTCATATGCGAGAATATTTTCTTTTGTCATTAGACATTAAACTTGGCGCTGATGTGTCAAAATGGAAAGAAGGTAAATATTTATGTGAAAGATATAAACGATGGCAGTTGGAAGGCAAGGTGGAATAATGAGCGACGTAATTTTGCAAAGATGGGAAAATTTTACTGGACGGAAAGCGGTTCTGATAGATGGATAAGATGAGGGAAAAGCACTTATGCGAAATGCGAAGACTATCAGAAGCAATACAAAAAACAAAATCAGAACACCTTAAAAAAGATTACACAAAAGCATACGGAAGAATGTGCCGCGAATTAAAGGAGTATGATGAGTGGCACAAAAAGCAGAATGTATGAGTGAAAACAGGTAAATTATGGGAGCAAAACCTAAATATACAGAATGGCTCACACCCGATGGGCTACTGCGTATAGAAGGATGGGCGAGAGACGGTCTGTCCCTTGCGCAGATTGCTCACAATGTCGGTGTCGCAGATTCTACTTTCAGACGATGGAAGGAAGAGAATGAGGCTTTATCGGCGGCAATAAAGAGAGGCAACGCACCCGTTGACCTTGAAGTCGAAAATGCTATGCTGAAATCTGCTCTCGGTCACAAGGAAACCGTCAGGAAAGCTATCAAGGTAAAGACCGAAAAACAGAAAGTCGGAGAGGGCAAGATTGTAGAGGAACATATCGAGTATGTGGATGAAGAGGTTTACATCCCGCCTCAAGTTGTTGCTCAGATTTTCTGGTTGAAAAACCGAAGACCTGACAAGTGGAAAGAGAAACAGGTTGTTGAAGCCGATACAACCGCTCTTGAAAAACTTGACGCTATTCTTGCGCAGAACATCAAAAACGCAGGAAAGCAGGATGATTTGGAATATTTGAGGGAAGAGGATGTGTTCACAGAATCAGAATAAATACTGCGTCTATTGCCACACAAACATAAAGAACGGCAAGCGGTATATCGGCATGACCTCACAGAATCCGGAAAGAAGATGGCAAAACGGGCATGGATATGACAGGACATGTTTCGGTGAAGCTATAAAGGAATACGGATGGGAAAGTTTCACGCATGAAATACTTGTAACCGGTCTGACACAAGAGGAAGCCTGCCGGTATGAGATTGCCTATATAACCGAGTACAGGTCAAATGATCCTGAACACGGCTACAATGTCGCAAGAGGCGGGAAAACATGTGATGTTATACTCGGCAAGTCTGGCGTAGAACATCCAAATCATCAGCGTGTAAAGATGATTGACCCCGTGACAAAAGAAGTCCTGCGAGTATTCGGCGCACAGTCCGAAGCGGCAAGGGAACTCGGCATATCACGCAGGGGAATAACAAAAGCGTGCATCGGCATTGGTTCAGCAACATATAAGGGCTATATATGGGAATATGCCGATAAGGATTATGTAAAACCTGAGAATCCTGGAATCGGCAATTATGACCACAAAACCCATTTCAAAAAGGTGTTGCTCATTGAGCCTGACGGTAAAGAGCGCATGTTTGAAAGCGTGAAACAGGCATCGGAAAAGACCGGTGTCAATAAATGCTCTATAAGTTGCTACCTCAACGGAAGGCACAAGGACAGTACAGGAAGGAGGTGGTGCTATGGGGCTTAGATTTTCCGACAAGCAGAATGAGTACATAAGATGTGCTGATAAGCGTTGGAATATCAAAGTCGGTTAGGTGCAGTCCGTTCGGGGAAATCCTATGTGGATGTAGCACACATCATTCCGCATCGGTTAAGGGCTGTAAAAGACGAAAAAGGCATAAATCTGATCATCGGGGTGTCGAAGTCAACCATTGAAAGAAATGTCCTTCAACCAATGAGGGAGATATATACCGATGCGGTTGTCGGCACCATCAACAGCGGCAATGTGGCTATGGTATGCGGGGTGCCATGTTACTGCCTTGGTGCCGAAAAGGTATCACAGGTAGCAAAGATTCAGGGTTCATCCGTTAAGTATTGTTACGGGGATGAAATAGCGAAATGGAATCCAGAAGTATTTGCTATGCTGCAATCACGATTGGATAAACCGTTTTCAAGATTCGACGGGTCGTGCAATCCTGAATATCCCTCACACTGGCTAAAGATGTTCATAGACCGTGAGGATATAGACGCATATGTGCAGAAATATACTATCTTTGACAACCCGTTTCTTCCGAAAGAATTTGTTGAAAATCTGTGCAAAGAGTACGCAGGCACGGTATACTATGGTAGATACATTGACGGGGAATGGACGCTTGCGGAAGGTCTTGTATATCCGATGTATCTTGACGGCATAGCGGAACCGCCAGAAGGAAAACCGAGCGAATACCGCTTGTCTATTGACTACGGAACGCAAAATGCATTTGCCGCTCTTGTCTGGGGCAAGTTTGGCAATATCTGGTATGCGGTGGATGAATACTATTATTCGGGCCGTGATCTGGGCATACAGAAAACAGATGAAGAGTACGCCGTTGATATGGATAGATTTATAAAGCCGTACACAGACGGAAGAATCAAAACATATATTGATCCTTCCGCCGCTTCTTTTATCACTCTACTGAAAAAGCGCGGAGGCTATCGCGTGATATCCGCAGACAATGACGTTGCGGACGGAATCAGAGAGACAGCAACGGCAATGAAAAAAGGTCTGATCAAGATATCCCCCAAGTGCAGAAACTGGAAAAAGGAAGCACAAGGTTACGCATGGGATGCGACAGAGGGCGATGACAGACCTATTAAAGTCGGAGATCACTGTCTTATAGGTGAAACGTTAGTAAACACAAAGGACGGAGCAAAGCCGATTTCTGAATTGGTGGGAACGTCCGGAAAAGTATGGAGCTATAACACGGAGACAGGTGTTGCAGAATTAAAGCCATATCATGATTGCAGATTGACGCAAGAACAAGCGGAGATCTACGAAATTGAAACAGAGGACGGGCGCTTCATTCGTTGCACAGGTGAGCATCCAATATTGACCGAGCGTGGTTATGTGTTAGCAAAAGATTTGCTTGTATCAGATAGAATAATTAACATCATGGATAGTTTGGGTTGTGACATAGACTAAAGGAGGTCTATATGATGATTCAATATTGCGAAGATGGGGATGTTGCTATTTTCGATGATCTTGTTTTTCGCAGAGATAAGAAAACAGGGTATTATCTGAACGCAAAAACGCACAAGAGATTGCACGTTTATGTGTGGGAATATTTCAACGGGAAAGTTCCGATGGGTTATGAAATCCATCATAAAGACTTCGACAAGTCGAACAATGAAATTGGCAATCTCCAAACGCTGACAAAGAAAGAACATTTGAGTTTGCACGGGCGGTCATGGGATAAAGAACGATATGAAAAACAAATAGAGCATTTGAACAATAACGCAAGACCGAAAGCATCCGAATGGCATAGGTCGGATTCTGGTATGGAGTGGCATAAAGAGCATTATGAAAAAATGAAAGATGATCTTTATCAAAAAAAGATTTTCAAGTGTGATAATTGTGGAAAAGAGTTTGAAGCAATAGACAACGGGAGAAATCATTTTTGTTCCGATTCGTGTAAATCGGCATATAGAAGAAAACATGGTGTTGACAATGAAACAAGAATTTGTGAATGGTGCGGCAGTGAGTTCACAACAAACAAATATTCAAAGGCAAAAACCTGCTGTCGAAGTTGCAGAAATTTCCTCCGTTGGAATAAAGGCAATCCGGAAAATCGGAAAGGCTGACGTTTACAACATGGAAGTCGAGAATAATCACAATTTTGCTGTTGAGGGTGGTTTAATCGTTCATAATTGTATGGACAGTATGCGGTATTTCGTGAAAACAACCATGATTGCCGTACCGAAGAAAAACACACCTGACAATGAATTTTTATAAGAGGAGGCGGAAATGCTTACATATCAAGATTTTCTTGCCGTTGGTGACAGAGATGTCGATAGGATGAATTTTGTCCGAAAGGCAATAAATCAGTATAAGGCTTCCGAGATGTACAAAAATGCTGTGGTGGCTGATCTGTACTATCGTAAACGGAATCCTGATATTGCTGAGTTTACGAAAACCATTTACACGGTAACGGGGAGACAGATCCCTGATACCTATTCTACAAACTACAAGGTCGGCAGAGCTTTCTTTCCGTACTTCGTTTTACAAGAAGTGCAATACCTGCTTGGAAACGGAGTGACATGGAAGGATAAAGGAACAGCAGACAGACTGGGGACGAAGAAAGCTGAGTTTGATACGCAGTTGCAGGAAGCCGCTTGTATGGCTTTATGGGGTGCGTGTTCTTACGGATTTTGGAATCTCGATCATACCGATGTCTTTTCTGCTTTGGAGTTTATTCCGCTGTTTGATGAGGATAACGGAGCCTTGCGAGGTGGTATCAGATACTGGCAGATTGACACAGGAAAGCCTTTTAGGGCAACACTGTATGAAGAAGATGGATATACCGAATATGTCTGGAATAAGCGCAAAAATGAGGCCAAAGAGGTAACAGAATACGGTGAGGTGCTGAAGGAAAAGAGAAGCTATATCATAAGTGCCAAAGGCGCAGATGTTGATGAGGAAAAAATCTATGACGGTGAGAATTATCCGACATTCCCGATTGTGCCTTTATGGGCAAACAAGAGCCATCAATCTGAATTGGTGGGACTCCGTGAGCAGATATTTGTATATGATGCCATAAAGAGCGGATTCTGCGATACCGTTGAAGAGGCTAGCTATATATATTGGGCGATCAGTAACGCTTCTGGTATGGATGAACAGGCACTGGCAGAATTCGTATCAAGAGTAAAGCGGGTTCATGCGGCTGTCACAGAAGACAACGGGAGTGTTGCCACGCCTCACCAGATAGAAGCTCCCACAGCTTCCAGAGAGCAATTGCTTGACAGGCTTGAGAGAGACTTGTTCAAGGATGCTATGGCTTTTGATCCCGAACATATCGCAAGCGGTCAGACTACCGCAACGCAGATAAAAGCGGCATACAATCCTTTGGATATGAAAACCAACGGCTTTGAATACTGCGTTATTGAGTTTGTAAATGCAATTCTTGAACTGGCGGGGGTTGATGACGAACCGACATTTACAAGATCAAGAACCATTAACGAGAGTGAGGAAATCCAGTCTGTCCTTTCAGCGGCTGAATATCTTGATGATGAGTATGTGACAAGGAAGATAATGACCATACTCGGAGACGGTGATCAGGCAGAAGAGGTATTGAAGCGTAAAGCGGCGGACGAGATTACCAGAATACCGCCACAGTTTAATCAAGAGCCGAATAACGAACCTCAGGAAGGTAACAATGAAAGCGGTGATGTGATTGAGAATACCTGATCCTGCACATCTTGAGACAGATTATCTTATTTCCGACATGGAAGAGCGCATCCGTGATGAATACAAACGTGCACAGAAGGAAATGGCGGAAAAACTGAATGATTACCTGCGAAGATTTGAAGCCAAAGACAGAATCTGGCAAAAATGGGTAAAAGAAGGTAAAAAAACCAAAAAAGAGTATGAACAATGGAAGGTCGGACAGATCGCAATAGGCAAAAGGTGGCAAGCTATGCGAGATACACTTGCGGAAGACCTTCGAAACGTCCATAAAATAGCCGAAAATATAGCAAATGGTTATCGTCCCGAGATTTACGCCTTAAACCATGACTACAGCACCTTTCAGATAGAGCATGATTCATTGATGGACACATCATATACGCTCTACAGAAGAGAGACAGCCGAACGGATATTCAGAAATAATCCTAAGATGTTACCTTCTCCCGGTAAGAAGGTAGCGCAAGCCATATTAGAGGGCCGTGCTTTACGGTGGAATAATCAACTGATCCAGTCGGTAATGATGCAAGCACTGTTACAAGGAGAACCTATACCGAAAATTGCTACAAGGCTTGCAAATGCAGTCGGTGATTCTGACAGAAAAGCCGCCACAAGAAACGCAAGAACCATGATGACTGGGGCTCAGAATGCGGGCCGCCTCGATGCAATCACCAGAGCAAACAAAATGGGACTGCATGAGTGGAAACAGTGGATTGCAACGCTTGACGGTCGCACAAGGCATACTCACAGGTTGTTAGACGGCGTTATACAAGATGCGGATAAACCTTTTAAAACGGAATTGGGAAACATTATGTATCCCGGAGACATAACTGCTGATCCTGCACTTGTTTATAATTGCCGCTGTACATTGGTTGCGGTACACGATAAGACGGAAGCCGAAGAAGAAGCCCGTGACATGAACCTGCGGCGTGATGAAAAACTCGGAAATATGACATATGACGAATGGCGGAAATCAAAAGAGGTTAAAAGTAATCCGATCCTACTTCCCGAACAAAAGGCTAAAGCTATCAGACAGAAGTATATCAATGAGTATAGGAGGAAATGACTTATGGGCATTTTTTCGCTTATCATGCAGGAGAATCATATCAGAGAGATCAATGAGAGAGTGACAGAGGCTTTAGAACTGGCCCTTGAAGAATGCGGTGCGGAAGCCGAAAGGTACGCTAAAATGAAGTGTCCTACTGATACGGGATTGTTAAAGAACAGTATCACATATGCAGTGCATGGCAAACCACCGAACACAGATACATACACAGCCAATAAGAAAAAGAGCGGCGAGGATGAAGTGCGAAGCGGTCAGTATAGCGGCACCATCCCTGATAATGAGATGGCTGTTTATGTGGGGACCAACGTTGAATATGCGGCATAGACAATATGTGCCTTTATGCAGTAATGCATATCGAATAATCGAGCAAAATCGGTAAAAGCCGCCAAATAAGGCTAATACCGAGGTAAACAGGAACACCACCTGTCACCGTAGAGCGTAGAAGGTGAGCGATAAGGGAGCAATAATCCTTCCAAGAGTGCTTGACATCCGAATCGGATGATGATGTACGCCGATCTTACGGGATGGCAAACCGTAAGAAGCATGGGATAAAAAGCCTGTGCGATAACAAAAATGATGTTGAGATGGGATCATCAAGAAGAAAAGATGCAAAGCCGTTTATTCGTCCTGCTTTTGAGAATCATATAGATAAATACCAACGGATAATCACGAAGCATCTTAACAATGCATAAAAAAAGACGTTGCAAAAAGTAAAAGCGTGTTATAATATAATTATATCGACCGTATGTTCGATGGAGGTGATTTATTGATTGCGACAATTACTGACGAAGCCTTGCTTGCAATTGCCGAAATTGTTAACCGCGGAAACAAAGCGGTTATACAGCGCAAAGGCAACGGCGTAATCGTGATGGAAGAAAAACGGAAAATCAAATACAGTAACGCCTCTCCGAACGGGAAAGGTCAAGGGTAATGTGAGCCGAAAGATGATAAGCGAAGGACTGCTTATGATCTGACGGCTCTTTTTTATGCGTCACAAAGAACCGTGTCGCGTAACAAAATCCGAATGACGAAGAAATGTCTACGAAGTATAGGAGGATTCAGATGGGAATCACAAGAAAAGCATTATCTGCAATGGGAATTGAAGCCGAAAAAATCGACCAGATCATTGAAGGACACGCCGAAACAGTGTCAGCACTCAATGACCAAATCGACAAACTGAAAGCAGATGTGCAGAAGTACAAAGCAGATGCCGAAAAACTGCCTGATGTCCAGAAGAAATTGGACGAGGCCAAGAAAGAGGCAGAAGCCGCAAAGAACAGCGGTGCCGAGTACGAGAAGGTAAAAAAAGAATTCGAAGAGTTTAAGGCTGAGACTGAGCGCAAAGCTGTCAGATCTGCCAAAGAAACCGCATACAAAGAGATTCTGAAAGATGCGGGAGTGGCTGAGAAACATTGGGCGAAAATCCTCAAATATTCCGATGTCGATGGCGTAGAGCTTGATGACAAAGGAAAGATCACCACAGCAAAGGATATCCTCAAGGAAATCAAAGAAGAGTGGGCGGACCATATCGAGAAGATCGATAAACAGGGTGCACCTACTTCGACTCCACCTGCAAACAACGGCGGAAATAAGATGACAAAAGAGGAAATCATGAAGATCAAAGATACCAATGCCAGACAGAAAGCTATTTCAGAAAACCATGAACTTTTCGGCTATTGATCTAGGAGGAAAGACAAATGGCAGGACTTACTAAAACTGCAAATATTGATACTCATGCAAGAGAAGTGGATTTTGTCACCAGATTTGCATATAACTGGCAACATCTGAGAGACATTATGGGCGTAACCCGTCTGATCCGTAAGACTCCCGGCGCAGTGCTGAAATCTAAATATGCGACTGTTGTTCTGGAAAACGGTTCTGTGGCCGAGGGTGCTGTTATCCCGTATTCTGAAGCACACGTTGCTACCAAAGACTATGCGGAAATTAATGTGGAGAAGTATGCGAAAGCTGTCTCCATTGAAGCGATTAATGAGCATGGTTATGACGATGCCGTGGGTCTGACGGATGACCAGTTCCTGTTTGAGCTTCAGAATGACGTAACGGGCAGGTTCTATACCTTCCTCAATACGGGTACTCTGATCTCTGCAAAAGCTACTTTCCAGGCGGCACTGGCCGAAGCACAGGGCCGTGTAAGGAATAAATGGCAGAAGATGCATAAAGGCATTACCGAGATTGTTGGATGGTGTAATATCCTTGATGCTTACGAATACCTCGGTGCGGCGAACATCACTGTTCAGTCTGAGTTCGGTATGAACTATATCGAGAATTTCCTCGGATACAGAAGGCTGTTCCTGTGTTCCGATACCGAGATCGGCAGAGGCAAGATTGCCGCTACTCCTGTCGAGAATATGATCCTGTACTATGTTTCACCTGATGACAGCGATTTCGCAAGAGCAGGCCTTCCGTATACTACCGATGGTGAAACCAATCTGATCGGATTCCATGTACAGGGCGATTACAAGACCGCAGTGTCTGAATCCTTTGCACTTATGGGTCTCACTCTGATGGCTGAGTATCTGGACGGTATTGCTGTTGTGGATATCGGTACTGCGACCTTCACGAAGGTAACTCCGGCAGAGGGTGCAAATCCGGCAAATCTTGGCTACTTCGAACAGGATGCCGAGGGTGATTACTTCCCGACTGAGGATACCACCGTTGTCAGCGGAAAAGAATACTACACCAGATCAGTAGCTACGGGAGCGTGATCGTATGTACGTTGTTCTGTATGATTTTACAGATATGCAGGACGGGCATCATTTATATCGTGCGGGGGATAATTTCCCCCGTGACGGTTTCGAAGTGAAGCCCGATAGAATCAACGAGCTTAAAAGTTCCTCAAATCGCCAAGGACGGCCTTTAATCGAGGAGATGAAAAACTCTTCGTTAAAAGGAGAAAAAGCCGATACGGAGGCAAATGCAATCTCTCAGAGCTATTCCGAGAAGAAGGATTACACCAAAAGGAGAAACAGGAGAAAAACCGAATAAGGGAGTTGATAAAAATGCTGACTGAAATCTGCGCATATCTAAAGAACTACTTCGACCGAAATCAGGCGAAGTTTCATGGATCGTTTGAAATTAAAAACGGTACGATTGAGTCATATAATGACGGAGACATGGGCTTGATGGAAGGTCAGTATTTTCGCATTATAGGGTCTGTTTTCTGTGATGGCGTATGGGAATACGGAAAAAACGATCTTCCGCATGACGAAGTATTTACCGGGTCTGTGTGGGCTATGGCTGTTCCGAAAGATGTTGTCGATCTGGCATCTGATATAGACGCATGGATTCAGAAATACGGAAAGGTGGATTCATCGAATATGTCACCTTTTAATTCTGAATCATTCGCAGGATATTCCTACAGTAAAGCACAGGGAGCGTCTACGGACGGCGGTACAACTTCACCGGGATGGCAGAACGCTTTTGCTTCAAGGCTTATGAGGTATAAAAAGATATGAGTTTACTGGATGATGCAATGGAAATATGCGCATATATCGACAAAACTACGGTTCCTGACGGATACGGTGGCGTGAAACCTTCATGGAGAGAAGGGGCAGAGTTCAATGCGGCTATTGTGTTTGATACCTCAATGGAAGCGAGGAGGGCCCAAAAAGAAGGTGTGCAAAATCTTTACACTATCACTACACCGAGAAATATAACGCTTATGTACGGTGATGTGATTACAAGAAAATCTGATGGCAAGATATTCCAGATCACATCTGACGGAACAGATAAAAAGACTCCTATGTCAACACTGCTTGATATGTGTGTTGTCACTGCTAAAGAATTGGATGCTCTGCCGGGGGTGACAGGAAATGGATAAAGCACAGGCTCTACACTCGTTCTGGTCATCCTTTGGTCTTCCCGCTTATGACAATACGGTTGTCTTGGATGAGGGAGCAACAATGCCTTACATCACCTATGATGTGTCAACAGACAGCTTGGAAAATTCACTGTCTCTGAACGCTTCCTTGTGGTACATGTCCACATCATGGGAAGCGATCAGCAAGAAGGCCGAATCCATAGCGTTTTATATCAAGCATATGAATCCTCCCTCCATTTCAATTGATGGTGGAAGGATGTATGTCACAAAAGGTACGCCATTTGCCCAGAGGATGTCAGATGAAAATCCTATGATAAGGCGAATCGTACTTAGCATAAATGTCGAATTTTTAACTGAATACTAAAGGAGAAAAAGACTATGGGAAAATTTACCGTAATCCCGCAGGATACCTTCAACGAGATTCAGCTTGATGCAGGTGTTCTGCTTAAAACGTTTGATCCCACAAATCCCGCTGTTCCGGATGATGAGGATATCATCACTGCTACTACGGGCGGTATCAATGCTTCTTGCGTTCCGAGTTATTCGGATTTCGGCGAAGATGTCGATAATTGTCCGAACAATACTAAAGAGCTGAAACACCTTGATGGTTGGGAGTGTACCATGTCCACTACGGCACTGGGTACTTCCGCAGAGCTGATCAGATTTTCTCTTGGTGCCGCAGATATTACTGCATCTTCCGGAAAAATTGCACCGAGACGCGATCTTGCGCAAACCGATTTTGCGGATCTGTGGTGGGTAGGAGACAGAGCAGACGGCGGTATGGTAGCCATCAGATTGATCAATGCACTGTCAACAGGTGGGTTCAGCTTACAGACTACAAAGAATGGCAAGGGCCAGATCTCTCTGACAATCATGGGACACGTATCTATCAACGCACAGAATGTTGTGCCGATGGAATTCTACTCTACAGAGGGTGAAGAGACTACCGTTGTTACACCTGGCGAGACTCCTGCCGGTTAAGAGACTCGCATTATTGCACCGTAAATTAGGAGGATTACATGAAATTAAAGGAATTTGAAAATGAACAGGCTCTGGACCTGTTAGCCGATATTATAGAGCCGATTGCCCGTATTATGGCGGACAAAAAAGTTGAGAAGATGGTGAAAGCGAAAAAGCCTGTTCTGGTGATCGCCTCACATATTCTGAAAAACAATAAGAAGGATGTAATTGAAATAGTGGCAACAATGAACGGTGCTGATCCTGCTACTTTCAAGTTCAACACGGTGACACTCTTAAAAGATATCGTGGATATCATGAGTGATCCCGATATTGTAAGCCTTTTTACATCGCAGAGTCAGATGACGGACTCCGTACCTTCTGGCTCTGCTACGGAGAATACAGAGGAAGAAAAACAGTAAAGCACTTTTTGCGGTATGTTTCGGCACGAATCGAAGAAACGGCTCGTGAAAAGACATACCGCATTTATATTTCTGATTGTTTACGGGCGTTAACAGGTGGAAAAGATTTACCGAGATATGCTGATTTCTTTTCAAAGCCTGATGATGCAGACCCAGAAGAAATAAAGACTTCAATCAAAGAAAAACTGGCTAAGATTGGGGGTGAAAACAAAGATGGATAATTTAATATTTGCTCTTGCCGCCAAACTTGTACTTGACAAGTCGGAATATGAGAGAGGTCTGAGAGACGCAGAAAGCGAAGCCAATAACAGAGGCGGAAAGATAGGCAAAGCACTTGGAACAATCGGTAAAGTAGCCGCCGCAGGTACAGCCGCCGCAGGTGCCGCCGTGATAAAACTTGCACATGATGCAACAAGTTCATACTCATCATATGAACAGTTGGTCGGTGGTGTCGAAACGCTGTTCGGAACAGGCGGAAAGAACCTTGAGGAATACGCCGCCAGTGTCGGTAAGTCGGTTGCGGATGCCGAAGGTGATTTCAACAATTACCAATACGCCCAAGCAGAGGTAATGAAGAACGCGGAAAAAGCGTTTATGACGGCGGGAATGTCTGCAAATGAGTACATGGAGACTGTGACGGGCTTTTCCGCTTCACTGATCCAGTCAATGGGCGGTGATACTCTTGAAGCCGCCAAAAAAGCTGATATGGCTCTGACGGATATGTCCGATAACGCAAATAAAATGGGTACTTCTATGGAATCCATACAGAATGCGTATGCGGGCTTTTCGAAGCAGAATTACACGATAGAACTAATGTCCGCCGCATAAGTGATTATGTGGTGAGTGCGGGTGAACCTTACCAAGGGTGTGAATGAATATTCATCTGCTAACGGGGAAACTCTAAGGGCGAAAGCCTATGACAATCCCGTGCCAAGCCTCGACAGAGGAAGGTGTAACGACTATCGGTTCGTCACCGAGTACATTGCCTATTGGTACGGCAATGGAAGTGCCCGCCAACTGTTAAAGAAGGGTGAAAATCCATCCTTTCTTGTTTCCTTTTTTGTAAACACGATCATATGAAATCTGTGATTTATGGCATTTGAAATAAGCGGCTGTTTCGTCACGGGAATTGAAAATGATGGTTTGAGTTCCATTCGTGGCCTTGATCTTTTTCTTCCTGTTTTCGACACGCTCAGTATAACCAAATGACCAACAGTTTTCGGATACGGAAACCCAACGCAGATTATTAACGGAATTATCAAGTTTATTTCCGTTGATATGGTCAACTTGTGGTAGATTTTGAGGATTTGGAATAAAAGCAATGGCAACAAGCCGATGAACATAAAGCGGAACGGTTTTACATCCGAGCATGATCTGATAATATCCTGCGGTTCCTTTATGAGGCTTGAGGATTCTGCCTGTTTTGTCATTGCGGACATCACCGTTTTCGCTGATTGAATAATGATCCTTACCTTCAATTTTACGCCACTCCATAATAATTCCTCCTTAATATGATTATATGTCTATTATATCATGTTTCGGATGAAAACAAAACAGGAAATGTTAGACAGTTGAAGATATAGTCTAATCCCTTTTAAATATCGGGAAACCGAGGGTAAACATGGTTGGATAACCTCAAACTTGGTTGAAGATAAATGCCATAGCCAAGTATAAATCGCAGTATTAAACGGGAAGGCTGAGATGCTGATCCGAACCGAAGGCTGTGGGAACCACAGTCAGGGGCAACGCATAGAGGGTGAAAAGATATAATCCCTCCAAGAGACTGCGACACGGAAACGTGAAAAGATATGCTGATCTTATACGAATTCAAGTATAAGAAGCAGAGGATAAAAAGCCTCTGCGATAACAAGTGTATGGCGGCACAAAAACAGAGATGGAACGTCTGCTTGATGATGCGGAAAAGATTAAAGCCGCTCATGGCGAAATGGCTGACTATTCCATTGACAGCTATGCAGATGTAATCGATGCGATCCATACCGTACAAGAGGAAATGGGTATCACGGGAACCACAGCGAAAGAAGCATCTACTACCATTGAAGGCTCCGCAAATACCATGAAAGCATCATGGGAAAATCTGGTTCTGAGCATGGCAAAAGGAGATGACACTGTTCGCTCCAGAACGACAGAGTTTTTAGCGTCAGCTTCTACATGGTTGAAAAACATTGTTCCCGTT